TAAGAATCCTAACTCAAGGTTACGTCAAGCTCGTAAGAGATGGAAATGTTAAAATGGAAGATAAGGTGCAACAAACTATAGCAGTACATTCGGCAGAGATAGACCATATGAAAAAGGATATAGACCATATCATTGTCAAAGTCGATAAAATGGATAAGTCTGTTGATGACATCAAAGAAACTCTTGCAGAAATTAGAGGTGGTAAAGCCGTTGCAATATGGTTCTTTGGTATATTTGGAGTGATTTTAGGGTCACTTGTAACTTGGTGGATAGGTAAATAAAGGAGATTAGAAATGGAACATGGTAAGAAAAAGAAAATGATGTATGGTGGTATGGCTAAGAAAAAGATGTACGGTGGCGGTATGACCAAAAAGAAAAAGATGGCACAAGGTGGCACAACAGCAAGACAAGACCAACTTAATGAACGTGGTATGTTTGGAGACCCTGAAGCGTATGTGGCACTTAACCCTACGCAACAAAAAATGCGAAAAGAAGTAGATAACTTGATAGGTGATTTAATGATACAAGACGGTAAGCCGAGTAATCCTAAACATAGTGCTGCTGACGTAAAACGTATTAAAAAAGAAATTAAAGATAAACTAGCTGGTCTTGATGCAGGATTTAAGAGTTATGCGAGAGATAGACTTAAATTTAGACAAAGCACAACAGGTGGCAAGAAATCTGAAAACTTTAAAGATGTAGACGCAGACAAACTAAAAGCTGGTGGTATGACTAAAAAGAAAATGGGAATGCCAACACCAGCGGGTAAAATGAAGCCATCAAAACCAGGTAGTGGTACAGGTAAAATGAAACCTGTAGATAAAAAGAAAAATCCAGGTCTAGCTAAATTACCAACAGAAGTTCGTAATAGAATGGGCTTTATGAAGAAAGGTGGTGATGTTAAAAAAGCTGGTCAAAAAGCTGGAGCACTAGGTGCTGCTATTGCGAAAGTCAAAAAGAAACAAGGTATGAAAAAAGGCGGTATGGCTAAAAAGAAAATGATGGGTGGCGGTATGGCTATGAAATATAAACACGGAGGCAAGACTGGTAAATGTCCTCGTGATGGTATTGCTATGCGTGGTAAAACAAGAGCGGGGCGTTAATTATGATGAAATCTAGAGGTATGAGTAGGATAATGAGACCCATAGCTTTAAGAGATGGTGGTCGAACTAAAAAGCCTAAAGTAAGAGATTTACTTCAAAGAGGAAAACCTAAACCACCACAAAAACCTAAGCTTCCAAAGATGGGTGATAAACCTAAATACACTCCTGCTATGAAAAAAGGTGGGCAAGCTAAAAAGACAGTCGGTAAAGTTGTGAAAGCATTAAAAAAAGCTTCTAAATCTCATGCAGGCCAAGCAAAAACTTTATCTGCTCTAAAACTTAAAAAAGGTGGTAGCACTAAAGATGCGTGTTATCATAAAGTTAAGGCTAGATATAGAGTTTTTCCTAGTGCTTATGCTTCAGGTGCCATAGCTAAATGCCGTAAAGTTGGTGCTGCTAACTACGGTAAAGGTGGGAAGAAAAAGTAGTGGCTGTCCGTAAGACTAAAAAAGGTCTTGCTTTAAAAAGATGGTTTAAGGAAGACTGGAAGGATGTAAGAACAGGCAAAGCCTGTGGTCGTCAAAAAGGTGAGAAACGTGGTACACCTTATTGCAGACCTAGTAAACGAGTGTCAAGTAAAACTCCTAAAACATCAGGAGAAATGACAGCGGCTCAAAAGAAGAAGCGTATTGCTCAAAAGAAAAGACTTGGGCAACCAGCTGGAAAACCACGTAGAGTACAGGCAGTTAGAAGGAAGAGGAAGAAAACATAATGGCATCATTAAAAAGTAGAGAAAAAGAAAATAAAAAGAAAGCTTTAAAAAAATTTGAAGAAATAGACCCAACTACTGGGAGAATGAGAGGGTATGATATGCAACGAGATGCATTTGGTCCTGGTTCATTAGTAGAATCAGAAACAAAACTTCCTAAATTTTTTAAGTTTATTCCAGATGCTTTTCAAGTAGAGAAATTTTTACAAGAAAAAGTTAAACCAAAAATTAAAAAGAAAATTAAAAAGAAAGCAGGTGGTAGAGTTAAAAAAGTCAAAGCCCATCGTGGTGATGGTATAGCTAAACGTGGTAGAACAAGAGGAAGAATAGTATAATGGCAACATCAGGAACAACAACGTTTGATTTAGATTTAAACAATATTGTAGAAGAAGCATTTGAAAGATGTGGTGCAGAATTACGTACAGGATATGACCTACGCACAGCTCGTAGAAGTTTAAATTTACTTACTGCAGAATGGTCTAACCGTGGTGTTAATCTTTGGACTATTGAAGAGGCTAATGTATCTTTAACTGAAGGTACTATAACTTATAATCTTCCAGCTGATACTATTGATTTACTTGAACAAGTAATTAGAACAGGCACAGGCACAAATCAACAAGACCTTACTATTAACAGAATATCAGCAAGCACTTATGCAAGTATACCTAGTAAAAATCTTACAGGTAGACCTAATCAAGTATGGATAAATAGACAAGCAGCACAACCGAATATAAATGTATGGCCTACTCCAGAGGATGATAGTTATACATTTGTGTATTGGGCACTTAAAAGAATTGATGATGCAGGTAATGGTGTGAACACACAAGATATACCGTTTAGATTTTTACCATGTTTGATAGCAGGACTTGCTTATTATTTAAGTTTAAAAATACCTCAAGCAGGTGATAGGATTCAGTTTTTAAAAGGAGAGTATGAAGAACAGTGGGCATTAGCCTCTACTGAAGATAGAGAAAAAGCTGACCTTAGAATAGTTCCACGTAGACAACACATATAGGAGAGAATATGAAGAAAAAAGCTTTTAAAGCTCATATGATGTATGACAAAAAGACAGGTAAGGGCGTAAAAGCTCCTACTATGGCTAAACATTTAGCTTTGAAGAAGAAAGGCTATGTGCATACTAAACCTAGGAAGAAAAAATGAGTAAGTACGCTTCAGCAAAATATACTATTGCCGAGTGCGACAGATGTGGCTTTCGTTATAAGTTAAACGAACTAAAAGACTTATTTATAAGAACCACAGAAACCAATATAAAAGTTTGTAAAGAGTGTTGGGAACCAGACCATCCACAGAACATGCAAGGTATGTACCCTGTAGATGACCCACAAGCAGTAAAAGACCCAAGACCTGATAGAAACCTAGAAGAACAAAGGAATTATCAATATGGGTTTGACCCAGTAGGATTAAATAATCCTTTAAATTTAGAGGGATTAGTAGATAATTTAGAAAGTAATGGCCAAATAGGGTCAGTAACTATTACAACAACTTAGGAGTAAATGATGAATAAAGATAGAAAAGGAGCTAAGGTGACTTACAAGCAACCTGAAAATGTTGCTACACCTAATACAGGTGGTTATCCTGAGAAGGATGTAAAGACTGAAGGTGTGGTTACTCGTGGTAATGGAGCAGCTACAAAAGGAACTAAAGCTAGAGGACCAATGGCATAATGACATATACCGAGTTAGTAGCAGCAATCAAATCATACACAGAGAATGATTATACAACCACAGATGTTAATACGTTTATTAAGAATGCTGAACAACGTATATTTAATACTGTGCAGTTACCTGACTTACGTAAGAATGTAACAGGCACAATGACATCAGGTAACAAATATTTTTCCCTACCTAGTGATTGGTTAGCTACTTTTAGTATTGCTGTTATAAATACTGACAACGAGTACACTTATCTTTTAAACAAAGATGTTAATTTTATTAGGGAAGCTTTTCCTGATACTGATTCGGGATTCTTTGGGAAACCTGAATATTATGGTATATTTGATGATGAAACAATGATTTTAGGACCAACACCTAATGCTAATTACAGTTCTGAGTTACACTATTACTATTATCCACAAAGTATTGTTACTGCTGGTAATACTTGGTTGGGCGACAATTTCGATACTGCATTGTTCTATGGTGCATTATTGGAAGCAGCTGCGTTTATGAAAGAAGAACCAGATGTGGTCACACAGTACACAGCAAGGTATAATGAAGTTATGCAGTTATTGACAAACTTAGGAGATGGTAAAAATAGACGTGACGCTTATAGAAGCGGACAAAAAAGGATACCTGTAAGAAATGGATAACAGAGCAGAATTAGTACAAGGTGTTGATTATGATGTAATTACTACATCAGATGGAGGGATGACACCAGAGCAAGTAGCAGAGTTGTGTCTTGCTAAAATAATTTATGTAGGTGATGAAGCTAACCCTTTATTAAAAGAACAAGCTCTAGCTTACAAAGATAGCATTAGACAAGTTCTAGTGTTTTATATGAAACAGGCTATTAAGTCTAATCATACAACTATAGCGAATAAACTGCATAAAGCAGGGCATTCAGAATTAACTAAACTTTTGGAGATATAAAATGGCAATTTCTCAAGCAATGTGTACTTCATTTAAAGTTGAGTTGTTGAACGGTATTCACGCATTTGGTACATCGGTGGCTCGTGGTGACACATCTGCTGATAGTTTTAAATTAGCATTATACACTTCATCAGCTTCTTTAGGTGCTGGTACTACAGCATATACAACTTCTAACGAAGTTTCAGGAACAGGATATACAGCAGCAGGTGCAGCACTTACAGCGGTAGCTCCTACATCTTCTGGAACTACAGCGTTTTTAGACTTTAACGATTTAACTTTTTCATCATCAACTATTACAGCTCGTGGTGCGTTAATATATAACGATACACAAAGTGATAAAGCTGTAGCAGTATTAGATTTTGGTGGAGATAAAACATCTACAGCAGGTGATTTTACAGTGGTATTCCCTGCAGCTGATGCTACAAACGCTATCATACGTATAGCTTAAAGTTAAAATGAGGTGGTCTACTGCATTTGCGATACTACTTTTTAGTTGGTGGCTACTTTACGTTACCGATAGTTTCGCTGCGGATACGACTATACGTTACAAAGACCAACCGCCACCATCAGCCATAGCACCATCATTATCTATTGGTAGTGGTAGTGATGTTTGTATAGTGGTACGAACTGGAGCGATTGGTACGGGAATATTTTCTGGCTCATTTGCAACTCACGTAATTGATAAAAATTGTGAAAGAATTAAATTAAGCAGAAGTCTTGCTCAACTTGGACTCAAGGTATCAGCTACGAGTATCTTATGTCAAGATGATAGAGTTTTTACAGCTATGCTTGCTGCAGGGAGCCCGTGTCCTATAGATGGATTAGTGGGTAAAGAGGCGAAAGCTAAATATTTAGAACTAGGGATTATAGATGAGAACAATAATATTGTGGGCTCTCGTGATGCTCTTCGCATCAACATTAGCCAGCCACGCAGACACGACTACGGACAACCTACTCAATAACCCAAATTTTACTACTGATACCAGTGGTTGGGAGTTGTCGGATAACAACCAAAACAAGGTTAAAAGAGACCCAATGACTTATTCTGGTTCAGCATCTAAGAGTGTAAGATTTAGATATCAAGGTGGTAATATTAGTCAAGATGTGGATATATCAGGTGTGTCTGAGAATCATTTAATAAAAGAAATTAACATGAATTTTGACTCTATTGGTTGTGGTAATACAGGAAGTCAATGGTGCACTGCTGGTGCAGATGACACAGTGGTATCAACCATTACACTATCAACTGAATCAACAGCAGAAGTGTTATCAGAAACTATAGCTGTGCCCTATGAAGATGGGTGGGAGAGTTATTCTTTTACTAAAGATGTAACAGGTGATTTTAATACAGACGATACTTCATTAAACTTAACCATTACAGGTAACGATACTGGTAACTCTGGTAATTGGTGGGGTCCTATTATTGATAATCTAAGTTTATCTTTGACCATAGAAGAGTATGTGGCTCCTGTAGTAGTTGAACCTATAGTAGTTGAACCTATAGTTGAAGCTGTTATAGAACCTATTGTGGTTATTGAGGAAACTCTTATTGAAGGTCTAAGTTTAGACACAGAGATTGTTAATGATGTAATATTACAGCCTGTGGCTATTGAAGTGCCTACATTACCTGACTTACCAGATTTACCAGAGGTTAGTGAAATATCACCTGAAGTCCCTGAGATATCTGTAAATATTGAAGTACCAGAGATTTCTGTAGATATTGATATTCCTGAAATATCCATAGAGGTTCCTGAGATTGAGGTAGTTGAGGAGATTCAAGAGATTGAGGTTGTAAATGAGCCCGTGGTTGAGGAAGACATGAAGGAGAGTCAAAATGAATCAGAACAAACGGCAGAGGCAGAGGTTGAAACAGATGTTGACAGCGAGTTATCAGAATCTGACGCATCAGAAAACACAGATAGTGAATCCACTGCAACAGCCAAAAATGACAAAAGTGATAGCAAAGATAATAAAAAAGAAAAAAAATCTAAAAAGCAAGTAAAAAAACAAGTGGTTAAAAAATCAACAGACAATAAATCTGTTGCAAAAGTAGATAAAAAATCTGTTAAGAAAACTAACAAACCTAGTTCAAATGCTAGTTCTTTAGGAGAAATAGACATCACAACTATGGTTTATTTGCAAGTAATACCGCAAACAATTACAATACAAGAAACAGTGTCATTGACACAGGAGATGATATATGAGCAAGACATTGGTGCTCTCGCCAGCAGTGCTGCTTACGATAATCTTATCGGTGGTGCCAGCCGCAGGTGGGTTCGTATGGTGGATGTCAGACCTAAGCACACGTTTGGTGGCTATGGAAGGTAAAATAGCTGATAGTGATACAGGACAACTTAATGATAGATTAACCTCAGTTGAAGAGCGAGTGCAGTTTAACAATGAGTCAATCAGAGAAACAACTGAAAGTGTTGAAAAACTTGATGTTGAAATGTTAGATATGGAAGATAAACTTTCTGCTTGGATGGAGCGTGAGTTATCTAAAGTTTACGATATTATTAATGACAACCCATTAGGAAACTAATATGGCAGATGTAAGAATACCTTTTGGAGGCTGGGGACGCTCTACTTGGGGCTCTCAAGCTTGGAACGAAGGTACCTTAAATGTTACTGGAACTACAGCTATAGGAACTGTTGCTGTATCAATAGACCACTCTATAGCTGTTACAGGTAATCAAGGCACAAGTGCAGTGGGTTCAGTATCAGTTACTCAAGGTGCAGGAGTTAACGTATCAGTTACAGGTCCTGGTGCTACTTCCGCTTTAGGTTCAGAATCAGTTACAGCAAAAGCAAACGCAGCAGTTACAGGTGTAGCTGGAACAAGTGCTCTAGGTACTGTAACACAACAAACTAATAATTCTGTCTCAGTAACAGGAGTATTAGCTACTACAGCTCTTGGAAGTTCAAGTCAAACAGGAGGAGCTACAGCCTCTCCTACAGGTGTTAGTGGCACTTGTGAAACAAATGGATTTACATTAGTATGGGGCTTAGTGGATACATCTCAAACACCAAATTGGACAGATATAGCAGCATGATAATTGAAGCAAAAAAATTAGATGATGGTATAATACAATGTAAATATGAAGTACATCTAGAATGTTCTAATTGTGGAATGAGTGTAGATGCAGAGGAATATAAATCAGGGACTTGCTCAGATTGTGGTGCCACGTGGAATCAAAAGAGACATACTAAGATTCACGTTACAAGTGTTCCATTAGCAGGTAAATCAAGCTAATAGGAGAAAGAAATGGCTAGTTCATATTCAGACTTAAAAATTGAATTAATTAATACAGGTGAGCAATCAGGTAGTTGGGGTACAACTACTAATACTAATTTAGGAACAGCAATAGAAGAAGCTATAGTAGGTACTGTTGATGTAGCTTTCTCAAGTGGTCAAGTAACTCTTACTTTATCAAACTCAAATGCTACACAATCAGCTCGTCATCTAAGACTTAATTTAACAGGCACATCAGGTGGAGCACAGAACTTAGTAGTACCAGCAATACAAAAGAATTATTTAGTTAATAATGGTACAGCTGATACTATCACTGTTAAGACTCCTTCTGGTTCAGGAATCGGAGTACCATCAGGTAAAACTATGTGGGTATACAACAACGGCACTAATGTTGTTGATGCAGTTACCGCTGTAAGTTCTTTACAATCAGACGGTGGAGTAACAGTAGATAATATAACTATTGATGGAACTCAAATTGATTTATCTTCTGGTGATTTACTAATAGATGTTGCTGGTGATATTAATTTAGATGCCGATGGTGGTGATATTTCATTTGAAGATGATGGTACAGAGGTAGGCAGAATCAACATGGATAGTAGTAACCTGACCATTAGGTCAGCAGTTAGTGACAAGGATGTCATTATTCAAGGTAATGATGGTGGTTCTAATATAACAGCATTAACATTAGATATGAGTGCGGCAGGAGCAGCTACTTTTAATGATTCTGTGACAGCCACTTCAGTAACAGCTAATGGTGGAGTAACAGTAGATAATATAACCATTGATGGCACAGAGATTGATTTAAGTTCAGGTGATTTAACTCTTGATGTTGCAGGTGATATTAATTTAGATGCTGATGGTGGAGATGTCATTATCAAAGATGATGGTACAGAAATAGGTAGGTTTGCTAATAGCTCGTCTGATTTTGTAATTCAAAGTGCTGTTAGTGACAAAGACATGATATTTAAAGGTAATGATGGTGGTTCAACTATAACTGCTTTAACCTTAGATATGTCGGGAGCAGGTGCAGCAACCTTTAATAATGATGTTACAGCTTTTTCTGATGAAAGACTAAAAGACAATATTGAAACAATTACGAACGCCTTAGATAAAGTTAAAGAAATGCGAGGAGTTACTTTTACTAGAGAGGGTAGACAGGGCACAGGTGTAATTGCTCAAGAAATGCAAAAAGTAATGCCAGAAGTAGTACATGACGAAAATGAGTACATGTCAGTTGCTTACGGCAACCTTGTTGGTGTTCTTATTGAAGCAGTTAAAGAATTAAAAGCAGAAGTAGACGAACTTAAAAAGGGAAAATAGATGGCAATACCAAGTGCAGGGTCAGCGTTATCACTATCCGCTATTCAAACAGAGTTTGGTGGCAGTAACCCTATATCCATGTCTGAGTATTATGCTGGTGGAAGTAATGTGCCATCTGGTACGACTGGAGACGCAGGTAGTATCCCTAGTAGTGGGGCGATAGCCGTATCACAGTTTTATGGTTCTAGTAATAGAGTAGCTATTGCACTAACTATTTCATCAACCACACAAAGCTACAACATTTATTCAAACAGAGGTGGCACATATTCTGCAGGTAACTCAGATGTAACTCTAACCGTACAAGCAATCGTTGGTTCAACAGGAGCATCTGGATTAGATACAGGTAGTCAATGGACTTCAGGTGACACCATCAAAATCATTAACAATAGCCAGATTGTAGGTAAAGGTAATGCTGGTGGAGCTGGTGGTGCTAGGAGTGGAGGAGGTTCTGCTGGTACAGCTGGGCAACCAGCTATTAATTTAGGATATCCAGTCACAATCCAAAACAACGGAGGATTTATCCGTGGTGGCGGTGGTGGCGGTGGCGGTGGAGCTGGTGGTAGCTTCACACAGCCTGGTGGCGGTGGCAAAGGTCAAGTTCCAACCACAGTACAATACGGTGGTGGTGGAGGTGGCGGTGGAGCTGGTCAACAAGGCGGTGCTGGCGGTGCTGCTGGACAAACTAACAGTCAAACAGGAGCCACAGCTCAAGCTGGTGCAGCAGGTAGCATAAGCGGTGCTGGTGCTGGTGGAGATGGTTCTGCACAAGATTCAGGTTCTGACGGTGGTGGTTCTGGTGGACATTTCGGTAACGCTGGTGCAGCTGGGCAAAACAGTAATCAAGCCTCTGGTGGAGGTGGTGGTGCAGCAGGAAAAGGTATAAACTTAAATGGTAATCAAGTAACATGGGAAGATGGACAAAGTAATGTCCAAGGAGCAGTGTCGTAATGAGTAATCCAATTTGTATGAGAGCATACATAGATAACAAAAAAGTTACTAACCGTGTGTACTTTGCGGGTAGCGAAGACGCTGAGGTGGTAAAAATTAAAAAACAAGTAACAGATGTATTTACCTCTGAAACTTTTCCGTATGAGGTTCAAACATGGGGAGTAGATACAGATGGTAATGTTTTAACTTTTCATCAATGTTCTTGTCAAGCAGATTATAAAGACAGTAGTAAAATACAAAATAGTCTTTTAATTGATAGAGATTTTTTAAGATATATTTATAACCTTGATACTAAAACTAAGACCATAGAAATATTTTACAAGACAGGTCAAGCTCTACCTGTAGTTAGTTTAGGTTCTGGTATAAGTGTATTATATATTACTGATATGTGTAACTCAGATTTTGAACTACAACAAACGCAATCTATCTACGCACAAGGGTCAAATGACGATATTTGGGCTTGGGCTCAATCATTGAAATCTGATATTGTAATGCCTATATCAAAAAGTAAAAAAGTAGCTCATGCAGATGATTCGTTTTGTTTTAGATTTAATAAAGACAAAGAATTAGTATCAGTGTCTTTATATACTCATTTAGAAAGGTATCAAGTATATGGAGAGGGTAATAGTCTTTATGTAGAATATACTTGTGATTTTGCTGATGAGATTACTAACTTAGCTGATACAGAAATAGTACTACCTAAAACAGATAATCACGGTAATCGCATAGCTCAAAGTGTTAATAAAGCTAATATCGGTGAGTATGTAAAAGTCCCTAAATCAGACGGAAGTGGTGGTTATGATAAAGTGCTTCTTAAGGATTTATAACGATTCAGGAATAGGTCCTACACACGTTACAACTAGAACAGGACATATGACTATTAGACGTTGGGGCATATGGTGTCCTTATTTTTCTATTTTGTTTTGTAAAATATTACCAGTGCAACAAGTGATGCATGACCACGAAGGTACGTTTATATCTTTTATACTGTGGGGTCAATATAAAGAATTGACTTATGACCCTAATACCAAGGTAAAAGAAACAAGACATCATAAGTGGGTAAACTTACTAACTCACAATAAATTTCACGAAATACAAGCAGAACAGCCTGCTTACACTTTATTGTTTATGGGCCCAACAAAAAATAGTACTTCCGTTATTATTGATGATAGGATTATACCCGCAACAAGATTAATCAAAGGATATAGATGAGATTAGCAGACCACCATAAATTATTAGTATCTCAAGCAATCATGCACCTATTTACTATCATAGGTCTTTTTTATTTATGGGATATAAATTATTTATGGTTTACTTTGATTGGTATTATATTTTTTGCAAAGTTAGGTATAGAGGGATATTGTCATAGGTATTTATCTCATGGTGCTTTTACCATAACTAGACCTTTACAGTTGTTTTTAAACATTTGTGCTATCTTTGGCTTACAAGGACCACCTATGATATGGGCAGCAAATCATTCTACACACCACAAGTATTCAGATGTAGACGGAGACCCACACCCTGCTGAGAATGGTTGGCGTACTTGGTTTTGGATTGGCACAGAAAAAAACTCTCAAATTAGTTCAGGTTTGATTAAAAAATTAATTAAGGATAAAGCACATGTATTTATTAAGAAGTATTATTACGTTATATACTGGAGCGTAGTAGTGTTATTTATAATAGCAAATACTAAACTAGCATTATATTTGTTTGCTTTACCTGCTGTATACTCGCTACACGCAGCATCGTGGGTTAATGTATTTGGACATAAAATTGGATATAAAAACTTTGAAACTAATGATAACTCAAGAAATATACATCTTCCCTTTATCTTGATGCATCCATATCACAACAATCACCACGCTGACCCAGGCAACTTGACAATAGCTGTTAAATGGTATGAAATAGACCACATAAAGTTTTTAATAAATTTACTAAAAAAACTAGAGAGATTAAATGAGAGAGCCCGAAGTAGTTGACAACTTTTTATCCCCTGAAGAATTTAAATTAATAGAAGACATATTTTTATATGACTCAGGTCATATTTGGTTTCCTTGGTATTTTGCAGGCCATGTAGGCACAAGAGATATAAAAGGGGAGTCTGACGGGTTTTATTTTATGCATAATTTTTATGATGAAGAAGCACGACTTAGTGAGTTTTTAGATACATTAGAAGAATTAATATTTTCTAAGATAAATATACAAAAGTTAATTAGAGCAAAAGCTAATTTATTTCCAAAGACTGAGAACTTAATTACATATCAAATGCACGTTGACCAAGACGAACCTCACAAAGGTGCTATATTTTACTTGAATACTTGTAATGGTTTTACTGTGTTAGGAGATGGTACAAAGATAGAATCTATAGCTAATAGGATGTTATTTTTTGATTCTAGTAAGCCACATGCTAGTACTAACTGTACTGACGTTCCTAGAAGAGTAAACTTTAACATTAATTACTTATGAAACAATGGAAAATAAAAACTGCTAGAGACCCCCTATACCCTCATATTATTATTGATGATTGGTACACAGAAGAGGAGTTAGGTCTTATATGGAAAGAACTTGATTTTTATTCTAGTAGAGAGGTAGCCACTATTGAGAAAGCGGAAAACACCATTGTGGCTAAAGATTTAAAAGGAGAGTCAAAGTCAAATGCTTTTCGTTTTTATCTATGGGATACTTACACAATCAAAGGTAGAAAGTTTTCACATATACTACAGGCTCTATACAAACAACAATCTGAGGAATTTAAAAAGATTGTAGAGAAAGCTATGCCTCTTCATCATAACAATTACATAAATACAAATACTGATTCTACTATGGTTAGTTATTACGACCATGAGCAGGAGTATAAATCGCACAAAGATAGCACACAATTTACTTTTCTTGTCTGGCTTTACAAAGAACCTAAGAAGTTCAAAGGTGGAGATTTTTGTCTTACTGAGGCTAATAAACGAATAAAGTGCATACCGAATAGAATGGTTATGTTTCCTAGTTATTTAGGGCATAAAGTATATCCTGTGAAAATGGATAGTGATGCAAAGTTCGGGGATGGTAGATACTGTGTAACACACTTTTTTAATTGGGAGGCTAAAAATGAAGGAGGTTAAGAATATAATTGTTCCTTGTTGGGTGTATGAGAATGACCAAGGTATACCTGATGATGTATGTGATTATTTTGTAAATAAATATCAAAACGCAAAAACCACCAGTGGTAAAACAGATGGTAAAAATAAAGAGCTAATTGATAAAAAAGTACGAGATGTAAAAAAGATAGACTTACCGCCTTACACAGGTGTTACCTCTTATCTAATAGCTGCTGCATTAGATGCTAATTTTCAAAACTGGAAGTACGATATAACTTTTTGTAGCCAGTCTGAGTATTTAATATATGCTCGTAATGGTAAGTATACAACTCATGTAGATTATGCTTTTGCACAAAATCAAAAGTATGTTAGAAAATTAACATGTATTACTATACTAAATGATGGTTTTAAAGGTGGGTTATTTTATATACTTAATGGTAGTGGAGAGAAGTTCTTTCCTCCTCAGAAAAAAGGTGATATTATCATATTCCCCTCTAGCACATTACATGGTTGTGAAACCGTATATGAGGGACAACGACATGCAGTAGTTGCATGGATGAACGGGAGACAATTCATATGACAACAAATAAAAAAATAATTAGTAAAGTAAAAAAATATCTACAAGCAAGTGATAGTTGTGAGTCAAAAGACCTACTAAAATATATTGAAATTTTAGAAGAAGCTAGAGATATTCACGAGCCTGTTGCTAACCCTAATGGAAATTGGCAAGAACAGTTAGCTGCTATAGAACAAACAACTTAATCATAAAAGGTGCATTTACTATACTGTTGATATAAAATAAGGTATTATTAATATCGGAGTGTACTATGATTGGACTAATAGTAAATGGACTAAGTAAAGCGGTTGGAGGATACTTTGAACATAAAGGCAAAGAATCAGTCGCAAAGTCTGAATTAAAAATAGCCGAAATAGAAGCTAAAACAGCAGTAAAAAAGAAAGTCGCAGAAGGTAAAGTTGAGTGGGAAACCGCTATGGCAAAGGCTTCTGACGATTCCTGGAAAGACGAGGCTTGGACGCTCACGTTCATAGCTATAATAATTTTTAGTTTTATACCTTATTTTCAACCTTTTGTTGCTAAAGGTATTGAGTTTTTAGCAACGTTTCCAGAATGGTTACAATGGAGCATAATGGCGAGTATTGGAGCGTCTTTTGGACTTAAATCAATAGGAAAGTTTACAAAATAATGTTTAAGTTATCTAAGAAATCATTAGCTAAACTAGATGAAGTAAATCCAGACTTACAAAAGTTAGTTAGAAATGCTATAGGTTTATCAACTATAGACTTTGGTATATCAGAAGGAATGCGTACTAAAGAAAGACAAAAGATATTGTATGATACGGGTAAAAGTCAAACTATGAACTCAAGGCATCTTACAGGTCATGCAGTAGATGTGTACGCTTGGAAAGATGGTGCAGTATCTTGGGAGTTTGAAGATTACGAAACAATTAATATTGCTTTTAGTCAAGCGTCAAAACTTACTAATATTCCCTATGTGTGGGGTGGTTCGTGGAAATCATTTAAAGATGGACCTCATTTTGAACTAAAAAGAGAGGGCTAATATGCTAAAGAAACTTGTATTTCAGCCAGGTATAAATAGAGATAGAAGTAATTACTCTTCTGATGGCGGATGGTATAACTGCGATAAAATAAGATTTAGACAAGGGTATCCTGAAAAAATAGGTGGTTGGACTCCAATCAATATAACCCCTTTTGTAGGTGATGCTAGTAGTATTATACAGTATGGCACAACAGATAGTAATGAAATAGTTAGCATTGCTACTAATGAAAAAAATTATATTCTTAAAGGAACTGCTCTTACTGATATAACTCCTTTGAGAACTACTTTTACAACTTCAACAAGTTCTTCTACAGATAACTGTTTTAAAACAACTGATGAGTCAACTACGGTAGTAGTGACTATAACAGGGCACGGTGGTTCAGATGGTGATTATGTGACTTTTAGTGGTGCATCTGCTGTCGGTGGTGTATCTGCTGCTAACTTAAACACAGAGTTTAAAATAGCTAATGTTACAAGTAATACTTTTGAGATTACAGTGGCTGCAGCAGCCACATCTACAGTTTCTGCAGGTGGTGGTACAAGTATAGTCGCAGCTTTTCAATACCCTGTTGGTTCTTCTACTATAACTTTTGGTTATGGCTGGAGTGCAGGCACATGGAGTAGAGGTACATGGGGTTCTAGTGCAACCACTGCTATTGCTATCCCAGCTAGATTAACATTCCAAGACCAATTTAATAATGATGTTATATATAACATACAAGACTCAGATATATTTTTCTTTGATTATGACGCTAGTATTAGTAATCGTGCTGTTAAACTTAATACTGTAGTTGGTTCTAGAGCAGTACCAGAACAAGTAGGTAAAGTAATGTTTGCAGCAAGTGGGCATCTACTAGCTCTTAGCTGTACTTCTTTTGCTCGTAGCACTACAGCAGGACAGTCTATATCTAGTATTACTAGGTCTGGCACTACAGCAACAGTAACTACAGGGTCAGGACATGGTCTTAGTGTATATGACTGGGTAGATTTTACTGGTCAAGCACCTCAAGTATATCAAGGAGAGTTTCAAGTATTGACTGTGCCATCAAGCACAACTTTTACAATTACTTTACCGTATGACCCAGGGGGTAATGCTACAACTACAGGTAGTTATGTAAGTGTAGATTATTCTGGAACACTCGACCCATTACTCATTAGATTTGCTAACGTAGATGCTACTATAGGACCAGAGCCTACAGAGTGGAAACCTGAAGTAACTAACTCAGCAGGGTTTTTAAGAGTCAAACAAGGTTCTCAAATTATCACTGGATTTAGAACTAGACAAGAGGTTCTTATCTTCACTGATACAGCGTTATCAACCCTACAGTTTTTAGGTACAGAAGAAGTATTTGCTTTACAAGAGATTAGTGACAGTATCAACATTATTGGCCCTAAAGTAGTGGCTGAGGCTAACAATGTTGTTTATTGGATGGGAGCAGACAAATTCTTCGCTTATGATGGTAGAGTTAATACTTTGCCGTGTACTTTGAAACAATATGTATTTGAAGATATGAACAAAGATAATGGCTTTTTAAATTTTGCAGGACTTAATAGTGAGTTTAACGAGATTATATGGTTCTATTGTTCAAGTGGTTCTAACAGTATAGATAGGTATGTTATATTTAATTATGAAGAAAAAATTTGGTATTTTGGTAATCTAACAAGAACTTCATGGGCTAACCCTGGAACTATTAAGTTTCCATTAGCTACTTTCAATGGGTATGTATATAAACACGAAGATGGTAAAGATAACGTAGAAACTCCTGGTGCAACTCCAACTGCCATAGAATCTTTTATTGAATCAGCAGATATGGGTATAGAAGATGGTGAACAATTTGTATTAACTAAGAGGGTTATACCTGATGTAAACTTCACCAACTCTGATACTGCAACTGCACAAGGAACTGCTTTAACTCCAGAAGTACAAGTAACAGTAGGTGTTAGGAACTTTCCAGGAGCTGCTAATAGTACTTCTGATGCTACAGGCAATACTTTAACAAGAGATGTAGTAACCACTGCCAGTATTGACCAATATACTAATCAAGTGTATGTAAGAGCTAGAGGTAGACAAATGAACTTTAAGATAGCTAGTGAAGATGTTGGAGTACAATGGCAACTTGGCACTACACGAGTAGACTTTAGACCTGATGGTAGGAGAGGTTAATGGCATCAAATATACCATCAACCAAAGGACCTAATTTAGCTAACCCACCAGCAGAATATGATGCAGGGCAAGAACTACAGTTAGTAAATCAACTACGTTTATACTTTAACTCAATAGATGGTAATAATAATCAAGTAAAAGAAAGTGTAGATGCGTTAAATACATTGAATTGGCTAGGAGATAACTAATGGCATTTCAAAGGATTACACCAACTAGATTAGCTCAAGCAGCAAGCACTACTAGCTTTCTGGCTATTTATACATGCCCAAGTAATACTCGTGCTTATGTAAAAGATATAACTGTGTGTAATACTACAAGTGGAGCAGTGACTTTGTTTGTAAGTTTAGTGCCTGACCAAGGCACAGCAGGAACAGCAAACGCATTATTTAGTGGAGAGAGTATAGCTGCAAACACTACTTTTCAATGGAAGGGCACACAGATTTTAAATGCAGCAGAAACCATACAGTTTAAAGGTGGTGCAACAGGTTTAACAATTCACGTATCAGGGGCAGAAGCCGTTGATTAAGGATATAAAAAGGTTATAATAGCGTTATGAGTCTAGGAAATTTTTTATCAGGTTTAGCACCAATGGCCGTAGGAGCCATGACAGGTGGAGTTGGGTTTGCTCCCTTATTAGCAGGTGCTGCTACGGGTGCAGGTATAGCATCACTAAGAGGTGAAGACCCATTAATGGGTGCTGTTACAGGTGGTATCTCAGGATACGGTGGTGGTAATTTAGGTGCAGGATTAAAACAATTTGGTACAGAACAAGCTATGCAACAAGCAACAGCTGGTGGTGTAGCACCTCAAGCTACATTAGGTCAGGGAATAACAGCAGCGGTTAGTAAACCTACAGACTTTTTAAAAAGTATGGGGGGCGGTGACGCTTTAAAAGGTGGTATTAAAACAGCAGCTGCAGCAGGACCTGCAATAGGTGGAGCTTTTGTTCCAGATATGAATGCAACCACAGCTGAACAAAATGAAATGGCTAAATATGACCCTAATAGACGATTAAATTTAAATATGAATACAGGACTACGATTACTTGCACAAGGTGGTTACATTGAAGATAGACACCCTACTCTTTCACGTACGCCTCCTGGTGAGCTTACTGAAGAAGAAATAAATTATTTTTATGGTCTTGATGAAGATGAAGTTTCTGACCGTATGTATTTAAATAGATTACATAGCGAAAAAATGCAAAAATATATTGATGAGTATGATATGTCTCCTAGAGGTCAATTTGAAATAATTATAGAAAATTTAAAAAAAACTCCTCAGGGAATTGAAAAATTGTTTAAGTCTATGACAAAAGATAAAGAAGGTATGCGAGAAGGTGGTTACTTAGAAACAGGTATGGGTGATGGTATGTCTGATGAAATACCAGCTAGTATCGGTGGTGAGCAAGATGTTTTATTGTCAGAAAATGAATTTGTAATACCTGCAGATGTAGTTAGTGGGCTAGGTAATGGCTCTTCAGATGCAGGTGCGGAAAAACTTTTTGCTATGATGGATAGAGTTAGAAAAGCTAGAACAGGCACTAAAGAAATGGGCAAAGAAATAACAGCAGAGAGGTTAATGCCAGCTTGAAGAAAGCAACGATTGTTCCAAAAGAACATATCGCAGATGTTTGGGAAGATATAGAAGAGTATGTAAGAAACTGTGCTAAATATACATACGGCAGATTTACCGAACAAGATATACTGAGAGATGTGTTATTAAAAGACCAACAACTATGGGTATCTTTTGATACTGAAACTAAAGTTATTGTGGGTTTTTTAATAACAGAGGTAGTAGAGTATCCTCAAGCAAAGATGTTAGTTATGCACTTTACGGGAGGACAAGATTTTAAAAGCTGGGTGCCTGATGGCTTACCAAAAATACAAAAGTTTGCAAGAGACAACGGATGTATTAGAATAGAGTCACACGGTAGACCAGGTTGGGAAAAAATGTGGAAAGAATATGGCTATAAAAAACGGTTTGTATTCTATGAATTACCAGTGGAGTAGTGGATGTTGTTAAAGTTAGTACCAAATAAATTAAAAGTATGGTTAATTAAATTACTATACAAAGACCTTGCGTCTAAAGGACGTATGGGCGATACCCGTCTAGCTCACATTAATGACTATGAGGCTAAATTACTTAAATCAATAGGTGGTTCAGGCACCATTAATCCTGCTACAGGACTATTTGAGTATGGTGGGGGTAGTGGTGGTGGAACCACTAAGTCAACCACAACTAACTTACCTGAATATGCTCAACCTTTTTACGAAGAGTTATTAAAACAAACAGGTAAACAAACTTACACTACAGATGCAGAAGGTAATGTCACAGGCGTACAAGATATACCACAATATCAAGGCACTAGAGTTGTAGGATTTACTCCAGAGCAAAGAGCAGTGCAACAAGGTGTCATGGCATTAGATACTCCTGGTCAGTTTAGCACAGCAACACAAACATTAGGTGATGCTGGTACATTAGCTACAGCAGCAGGAGCACGAGGTATTGCAGGTGCACTAGATTATACTCCTAGTACAATAGAGAGTTTATCTATGCAAGCTCCTGGTACATTTGACCAAGCAGCTATGCAACAATACATGAGCCCATTTAGCGAAACAGTTACAGATAGAGCTATATTAGAAGCTCAAAGACAAAGAGATATAGCTAAAAGTCAAGCAGCTATGCAATCTATCGGAAGAGGTACTTTTGGTAGTGGTCGTGAGGCATTATTGACTGGAGAAGCTGATGCTAGAACTAGAGCATTAATAGCAGATTTGAGAGCTAAAGGACAACAAGATGCTTTCTTAAATGCTCAACAGCAGTTTGAAAGAGATAGAACCGCTGGTATGCGAGCTGATGAACTAACTCTTGCAGCTGAAAGAGAAAGAAGACAAATGGAGCAACAAGGTGGTCAGTTTGGTGCTCAACTACAAAGAGATTTAGGTATTGGAGGGTTGGGTGCTGGAATACAAGCAGGTCAAGCTCAAAGTGGATTAGGGCGAGATACACAAATTGCTAATTTGGAAAGACTTAAAGCTCAAGCGACAACTGCCGCTCAACAACAAGCACTAGACCAAGAGATTGCAAACGTAGAGTTTCAAAAATTCAAAGAAGAACAAGATGCACAA